CGACTACTTAGTCGGGTTTGAACCCCACGCCAGTCGCGTAGGGACCAAGTTAGTATCGAAGTTTGCTAACTGGTTTGGAACTGCTGCCACAAACGCTAACTCCGCATCCACGGCACACAACTTTTGACGCCAACTCTGACGAAGAGCATTTAGAGCTCTTTGGAATTGCTTGCGTCGAAGACAGTGAGAAACCGTGCGAATCAGACGAGGAGACGTTCGAACATAGGGTTGAGGTTTGTCTAGGGGGACTGATGATATGCGTTTCCACGCATTGATGGGACCTTTAGCGGACTTCACGAGGGCCTTAATACCGCGCCGATGACTCTTGACGAGTTTCGCGAGCTCTGCTCGCGGTTCTAAGTCAGGAACTTCGCTGCGGGAAAAGGTCTTCTCTCGATGTTCAATCTCGTAGACAGCTCTAGCTCGAGAGATTACGTCTTCACACGAAATACCATTTGAATCAGCTTTTGCAACACGCAAGCTTCGGCGCAGGAGTCGAAGTCGCGGGTCCGACTCGCTTTTATAAAGCGGGATGGGCCCGTACCGGGCATAACTGAGAACAGTGATGGCGTCGGCTTTTGTGCCGCCGCCCCCTCCTTCTCCCAGTGAACCTGGTACGTGTATGTTGATAGCTGTTCGAGATAGTATTCGTGCCGCGAGCGCTCTAATCCGCTTGTGGGTATCGTCATGATTTGCGCTGAATCGCTGTGCGGTCGAAATGACCCGCATAGAGTCGTGGATTGCAAGTCCTTTGAGGCCATCTATAGCGCGAGCTCCACTCGCCTCGCCGATCCGAATGGAGGGACGGCAACGGGCAGAGTAGGGTCCTGTACGGATTACATGGCGCTCACAGAAAACTCCTCTTCGCGAAGCGACATAGCTCTTATTCTTGTTGAGTACAAGATGGAAGAGAGCTGTGTTCTCCGCGTATCGACTTATCTCTTTCTTCGACCACAATCCAATGAGATCGTCACCACAAATGGCATAGGAATGACGGCTAACCGTACTCTTATACTCGGCGCAAAAAGCGTTGAGGACACAGAGGGCGGTCCAGGCCGGACCTTGACCCATGAGTGCTCCACACTCCGTGGTGCGATTTACCCCCTCAATCTCGTGTTGCGCGATGACTTTCGGAATGGCCCGCGTGAACCATGCCGGTGCATCAATGTGCCGTGCTATCTCCGTGAGGACAAAGCGAACGAGCGCAATCGAGAGGGGGTCAGTGGATTTTTGGAAGTCGGCAGAGTAGAGGAAAAGCGAATTAGGTTCCACATCGTTTTTACGATGCAAGTTCACTAACCTATTGTGCAGAGAATCACGGGTGATCGACAAACGCTTTGTCACCGGCATTAACACAGCCGACATTGCGCGGGCCACCCAGGCCTGCGCTGCCGTGTGAACGGTAGCGACACGGATCTTCCCGTCTTTCTGAACAATAGGTAGAACTTGGCAGCGGCGTTGATTATCACAATCCGCCACAGCTGCTTCGAACTTATCCGCTAAAGTCCTCGTAGGTCGTATTGAAGAGTTCAATCCGAATCCATCTTCATTATCCGCGTCCCACACAAAAGCCTCGGCGATAGGTTCGTCTGAGAGCAATTGTTCCAACATTTGGTACTTGACCCAGTCTGGGTCAAGTCCAAGGTGGGGAATATCTGGTCGACCTTCGATAGGGACCATGACGCGATCACGAAGATAATTTTTGGATCGATCTCTCCAGAGAGGAGGTATCGAGATGAGCCCTGAATCCACAGCCAATTGCTTAACTTTCATTTCGGCGTCGCATGATACGTCTTGTAGGACGGTATCTGCTTCATCTAGCCCCGGATATTTTTCGTAAGCAATCAAACCACCTCCTTTCGAAGAGGGTTGTTCTACAACCGACTTCGTGGAGGGAGTGGGGAGATTGCGAAGATATCGTTTTGGTTTGACCTCACGGTCAGATCGGGCTAGGAGCCGGAGAATGAATAAACTGAGATCACGGAGGACCTCAGGGTTAGGCATGGGCTGTTTAGTACAGATGCGCTCGATGGCTTCATCCACTGCCTGCTGTATATCTTTCTTAGCGGGACGAGAGAGGATGAGAGCACGAGAGAGACCTGAAGCAACGAAGTAATCGGAGGACGTTCCCCCGACAGGGCGAGGAAGACTTGTCTTTCCGCCCTCTAGGAGCATCGCCCTTCGACGAAACATGTTGCTGAAGTCTTTCGCTACAGTTTGGAGCCCACGGTGAATCATCTGCTCTATTACGCGAGTGTAACACTTTAGGGTGTGACGATTCGCAGGCCCGTACGGGCATGAGCGGACTCGACCGTAGGCGATTTCCAAAGCTGTTCGAATGCTCTCCCAATTCTTCTTAATATCTCGCACATTATTTTTGTATTTTGTGGAAAGATTTTGAGGCGGGCGAGGTGGGGACTTTTCGACTGAAGCCGGGACTTGAGGGAGAGCCTCATAACCACCACTCATATTCGGTTGACGTAACGGGCGTCGGATCACGAAAGGAAGCGCGGCGGGGACGGACTTCCTCTCAAGAGCCCACATAGCCTCTTTAGGGAGGCCTCGTGGGACATTGAGAGGACGTCCTTCCTCGTGCTCTTCTGCAATGGGTTGGAGGATCAGGTTATCACCTGGTCCTTCAACCCATATATTAGAAAGTCTTCTTAACGTGGTCGGAGGCAAATGTTGCGTTGGGCGGGACAGGACATCCGCGCCGTAGTCGACATGACGACGGATTCGACGAGCGGCCTTGCGGTCGTCTTCGTTCATGGGGAGGAGACTCCCCATGCCGAAGGCGTTCCAAGTGCCGGACGGCCTTATTCTCTCTGACATGCATACTCTCACACGAGGGAAAGCATACAGTAGGGAAGGCGGCGTCGACCAGAATGTACGACGAAGGGCGTGGACGTAGCGTCCCGCGACAACAAGCGTTCGCTGAATATGAGTGGTGTATATGATAGCTGGGGGGTGATCTACAGAATGCGCGTAGGGTCGCACCTGGCTAAGTTCGATCGGGGTTTCGGTGGAGGGAGAGAGGGGTGTTTGTGGTGGCGATACAGACTTTCGAGTGTCGAGTATCTCGGATGGTTCCAACGCGAGGGGTTGGGTAGGCCGTGTCTTTGACCCGGGTAAACTACCAAGGAGATTCCGCAATTTCGGCTTGCCGAGATAGCGAAGACTGGCTTGTGCTAGATGATTCAAACTACGGAGGTGATGTAGTTTGGTGATAGCGCGAGCAGGTTGATCTCCGTGACAGTCACTATCAATGATACGTGACCGGATGGGCGCGCCTCGAGCCTGATACGTTAGGCCCGTG